TCAACTACCTCATCGGATAAATCTTTATTATACGTTCCACCCTTCGCAGAGACAGCCGCAGAAATACGCCCACGTACTGTCTCTCTTTCCTCACTCGTTAAGGGGTTGTCAGAGAGCCGAAAATGGGTGCGTGGTAAATTTTGAAGATTAGGGTCTCTAGATGAAAGTCTGCCCGTTAAGGTACCCCAATTACAGAAGGATGTGTGTACAGTATTAATATCAAAATAGGGTTCAAGGTAAGTAGACCGTAATTTATCTAAGGTTCTATATTGCCGCATGTACCCCGCCACTGGGTGATTAACTTGGGCTAACGCTTCTTCCCCCCACGAAACATTCCCTTTAGCGGTTTTAACAATAGGCTCGATGCCTAACCCCTTTAAAGCTTCCCCTACTTGTGCTGGGCTAGTAATTAAAAACTCGTACCCCACAGTTTCAAAGATACGCTTTTTAATCTGTTCTTGACGCTGTAAAATTTTCTCTGCCGATTGCATCGCATAATCGCTATCAACAGTTATCCCACGTTTCTCCATTGCATATAATACATGAGTAAGTTCTTTCTCAAGTTTAAAAATTTCAGTTTGGTTTGTGCGCTCTAATTCTTTAATGCGATCTTTATACAATTTCCACGTATATTCTACATCTTTCTCACAATACGGCCCAAGAATCGTTGGGGGTGCCTGAGAGAAATCCTTATTCCATTTATTCTTGCGGAGTATTTTCTTCGTGGTTATATCGTATTCTGCCGCTTCTTCGCCGTAACTTCGTTTAATTGTAGCGGTAAGCGAAAATTCTCTAACATCCGCAGGTTCTGTAAGTCGTACTAATACAATTACATCAAGAAGTTCTTTGTCCGATACAACAAGACCCTCATTCTCTAAGAAATGTAAATCAAATTTTATATTGTAGCCTATAAGTGTAGAACGTTCATTCATAACTTCCATTAGTTGGAACAATTGTGGGGGGTGTAAATTCACAGCTTCGAGAGAGGGGTAGTGCCTAAACGGGAAATAGTATGTATCTCCAGTTTCGACAGCTACCCCAACCCCACAAATCTGATTTTTACCGTGCCACTCTAGACCATTGGTTTCTACGTCTACAACCCAAGTTGTATACTGTTCAAGGTCTGCAAGAACTGACTCATATGTGTCTGGAGTAACGAGCATTAGTTGAAGAGGTCATCATCCAGCAATGTTACTTCTTCTGTCTCCAACGACACACCTTCACTAGAGGGAGTTGTTTGACTTACCTGACCGTAACGATCTTTATAGTAGTCTTTAATCCCTGCAAGTTTAGCGATTTCGGATATTTTCTCAGCAGGTACATCAGTATTTCTAGCTGTGGCTGTCACGGTGTATGATGTATCGTACATTCCTGTGCCAGTACGCTTCACCCTAACAACACCCTTGTTCAATGCTCCCCAATCATTATAGACATCTACAAGTTGGTTCCAAATGTAATTACTTCGACCAAAACCTAACGGAATTACTCTAAAATCATTAACATGTTGAACGAACATTTTCTTACCTTGAGGGCCTTCAACTTCTTCCCAATCATCGAACCGCTTCTCAGTGTGCATAACATCGTGGACATATGCCCAAAATGCAAACTTATGAGATGGCCTTATATTATCGGGAACATCTGATGCATCTACGTCGTCATCTTTTAGGAGATTAATCCAACGGTTCCCAGATCGGTACGTGTAGAGATGTACCTCATCTAAAAGAAGATCATTTTCCTCACCAGTCGCTACCGGGGTAAGGAAAGCTTGATCACCATCTTTGAAAAAGACTTCCTGACCAGCGGTTTGTGATTGAGGGTTCGCTCGTTCGTCAACCCTGTTTTGTATAGCGGATATACCACCCATATTTACACTCCTTTAGCCTTTACCAAAAGGCTCTATTATCAATTACTTGTTTAAGTAATGTTTGTTGACGTATCTCTTGTACGTCTTTTACCCGTTCGGGTAACTCTATCCATGATACCACACAACTATCTCTCATGCAACTATTAATTTTATTAATTGCTGTTTGACCGGCATCATCATTATCTAAGCATAACACAATTTCTTCGGGGCGTAATGCTTTTAACCTATCTTGTTGTGCGTAAGAAAAAGAAGCCCCTAATAAGGCAACACTTGTGTATCCGTTCTGGTTTAACCACATAGTATCTAAGGCCCCCTCTGTAATACAGATAGTCTGCGTCGATTGTATCTTATGTTCCCCAAATAAAAGTTGAGACTTTCTCAAACCCTTAGAATACATATACTTGGGAGTCGCATCAATCCTACGTTCCATCCATCCCACCAAGCGTTGTTTGGCATCATAAACGGGGATAATTAAATCCCCGTAGTCATTCATGCCGCAATCCCAATCTTTTAGAGTTTTACGAGAAAACCCCCTATCAAAAATCCACTCAGGAACTATCTGACGCTTACCGGGGTATTCAACTTCAGCAAGTTCGTCCTCACTTGGAAATTCGTTCTCAAAGAAATCAAAATCAAATTCAACTGCATTATTTGCAATGTCCCGTTGTATATTTTCTATACCTTGACCTGTAAATTTTGAAAGAAGCGTTACTAAAGAACCCTGCCCACATCCTGCAAAACATATCCATTTACCTATCGTTACATTAATTGAACAGGAGGGTAATTCATCTATATGAAAGGGGCAAGAAATATTAAATTGGTCACGTTCTAACGGAACATCTATCCCCGCATCCAATAATAAACTAGCCCAATTAACCACTACGACAAACTTTCTCGCTTTACCTTCGAGGCACGTAGAAACAATACAATATCACTACTGTAACCATTAGTATCTACTACCCGCCCACGCTTTATATCCCCAATAGTAATGGCTACTTTTGGTTTTCCCGGCCCTTTAGACGTACCCTGTTTTACAACAATGCTATCTGAATTTTTAAATATATCAAACAATCCCATTATCATTACTCCTTATTAAAAGTCATCATCTTCACCAACAAGTTCAAACTCATTATCTTCATACATAATACCACAATCTACATCCCAATGCAAGTAATATTCTTCGGACGGTAACACACCATCTCGATACTTCTGTATCTGCATTAAACGTTTATCATCATGATCTTCAATAAGACACATAGCCATAGCAACATCAGCCGCTCGTATAAGAGCATCACCAAACGCTACTTGATCTGCCCTAGGAGGCTCAAACATATTTGCCGCCTCTCTAGTGGCTTGTGTTGAAACCCATATAGCTGTATTTGTAGAGATACAAAGATTTTTCATCCCATAGAAAAGGGCGTGTGATTGCTCCCACATAGCTTTTTTGCTATCTCCTGAAGAAATTAAATAGATACCATCTAACACTACAAAGTCAGGTGAATGCTTTCGGACTAACCTAGCAATACTCTCTATAGAAATAGTAGCCTCTCCTTCTATATGGTCACATACTAACAATGAACGCCCATTTAATTCTTTTAGGAACTTCATATACTGTTCCTCGTCAATAGGGTCTCCATTACGTAATGCTCTATGTGAAAAGTTATAGCCCATTTTCTTGGCTAGTACTACATCTGCTCGTAAGCTTATAGCCGATATTGTCATTTCAGTAGAAATTAATAACGTCTTATACCCATTCATAACAGCGGTAGCCGCAGCTTCCACACACATCCAAGTCTTACCGACGGTTGGGCGGGCAAACATAGCAATTAATTCCCCCGGCATCCACCCCACACCTGTATTATTAAACGAAGTAAATGGAGTCGGTATACCCATTAAACCATCCCCCATTTGCCGACGCTTGGTTCGTTCTTTCCACTCTTCTAATCTAGCAGGAGTTCCATCATTATATATGGACACATCCTCGTCAGTTTCTATTTCGACATCTCCTAACGTAGAAATAATCGACGAAAGGGCTTTTGAGGGATTATCTTTCAATAATTCTTTTTGTGACTGAATTGAATTGACAATTTTTCTATAAACTACTTGATCTTTAAATTGATCTACAGCATAGTCATAATTTAATGTTTGTGCTGACGTATCTAACGTTGGGTAATTTTCTGACAAAGTAGATATAGAGGGGGTCTCTTTATATTGATCTACATAATTAATAATAAATGTATGTACTTCTCCATGCTTTGCGAAATCTTTACCAGTGTATCTAAAGTTTTTAAAGTTTATGGGGTCTACCAGATTAAATAAAACACCGGATTCAATATATTCAAAACTCTGCATTACTACCTCGCTATATATATCACTCGTGGGCCATGACCATGAATATAGCATACCACACCATCTACCGCTTTGTCATCAGCAATTTTCTTAGCTTCTGGAAAAGAGGAGAAAGTTCCTTCTATCCATACCTCTTGATTATAACTAAATCCAACCCTTGCAATAGATATCACTCGATATTGTCCATCAGGAGCGGTACGTCCGCTTAGATCGCTAACAAGCAACTGTTTTCTTTTAGGTGGGGTAAATTTAGAAAATCCCCCTTTTCTATTAGTTCTCTTTGGCATTTGACCACTCCAATAACTTTGTTTCAATTTTCTTCTTACGCTGCTCGGAGGAAGCAGTTGGAAACCATTTAGTGTCTAAGAGTATATATTTGCGCCAGTACGCTTTTACCTTATTATTTCCATACGCCATGACTTTATAATACAATTCCGGGTTATGATCAGTCAAGTAATACTTAAACTCAAAACCCTTAAGAATATATTTAATGGATACATAATCTGAGTTAGTATTAATACCGTTATACAAACCTGATAAAACCTTAAACAAACCATATTTTTCAATAGCTTGTTTAATAATTTTTAAATCATAACCTATAAAGCCTTTATCTATATAGTCCTTATGGTGTTTACGTGAATATAGCCAAGTAAATTCTTTTCGCACATCCTGCGAATTGAAATCACTTAAAGGTTTTCCGTTCCGTTTAACCATAGCAAAAGCCCTTGTTCTGTCCTGCCGCCCAATTTCTGCTTTATTCGATTACGAATTTTATAAGCAGACTCTTGTAGGGTATTAGAAATTTCATCCATTGTCAAATTTTCCATGCGTAATTCTAAAAAAGAACCTTCAATTTCGGAAAGTTTTAATCGTTCTAATATAGAGTTTAACGTAAGTTTAGAATCCATGTCAACTGTAACTGATAAAGCTTTCTGGGCTGCTGGACTACCTACCCAATGATCGGATGCATAGTCTTCAAAAGAAAGAAACATATCTAAACTACGTAATGCAGGGCGACGTTGTGCCTTTGTAATAAGGGTTCGGATAGTATTAATCATTGTAGTATGTAAATAAGTATGGAAAGATACTTTACGTTCAGGGTCAAACCCTTTAGCTGCCTTAAGGATAGAAATTCGTAATTCTTGTGCGATATCTTCTCTATCCATACCCCTAATCGAAGTGGTTTGTAACATTCGATTTATTTTGGGTTCCCATTGCTTTATTAAATTATCGTCGATCAGCATCCATAAGTTACCCCCTTACCCTCTAATTGATATACTTATAGTATAGCACACTTAAGCTGGGAAATCAATTCAATTCATAGCTCTTCTCTTCTTTTCGGGCTTTATAGAGGCAAGCTTTACTGCAATAAATATACTTACTTTTAGAAGATAGCAACTGATGTCGTCTACGCCTAAATGGGGTTCGACAGAATTTACAATGTACTAAAATTCTATGGTAATCATATCGGCAACTATCATGTATATGGTGAATACGTTCTGCACGAGTTGCTGAAAATATAACATCTTCCCCACACGCTTTGCATTCAATTCTTTTTGGGATGTTCTTTTTAGCAATAAGTATACTTCTAGTAGGAAGATCAGCCTTTTTTAGAACTCTATGGACATATGCTTTATCCACGCCGATCTGTTCAGCCATCTTTGTTAAACGTATAATTGGATTTTCTGTACGTAAGCGAACTATTTGTTCCCGTTTAGAAGGCATATAACTTTTATTCTATAGTAGCGTCGAAATCTTCTGGGGCAGGAGCTTCTTCTACTTGGTTAGGATTAAAGTTTTCAACCGTAACAATCTCAGCGTCAGCTTCCACATTAGGATTGAAATTGACCAATTAATTTTTCTCCTTTAATTCGTTAACTTCTTGTCGCAATTTTGTAACTTCCTCTAGCAACATAACTGATAAACCATTATATTTCACTGATTCTGGCTTCCCTTCTTTATTGTAATTAATTAATTCAGGATACACTTCATTAACTTCTTCTGCTATTAAACCAATATCTGGAGCATTATCAGATTTATAGTTGTAACTTACTGGTCTTAAACTGTCAAGTTTTGAGGAATCGAAATCTAAAGTTTCTACATTATCTTTATATTGTATAGAGCTAGATTTTTTTGCAAATAAACCACCAGCCGTTACAATTACATCGGTTCCTGTAGTGGTTGTCGTAGTAGCATAAATTCCTGACGCTGTGGTAATAAATCTTGCAGTTCCTGCGACTGAAATAGAAACTTGATCATCCCCGTACTGGTACATCCCAGAATTGGGGTCGCTCGTAAAAGAAAAAGTCGGTGCGCCTTGAGTACCATCACCTGATAAAATTCTACCTACTGGAGATAAAATGCTATCCGGAGTAGCTTTTATCCTTGTGTTAGCCCCACCCGCTAAAGAAATATTTGTCTCTAATTCATAAGTAGCGTGGAGACCACTTGCCGATGTTTGCGCTTTCATTGTAGCAATTTTTAATCTATTTTTAGAACTTATATATAATTTAGCTGATAGGTTTCTAAGACTCGTCCTTGAAACTGCCGTATCTAAATAAAGAATATACTCACCATCCCCTACAGTTAAAGTCGCACTTGATGCCCCAATCTCATATACATCCCCATTATCTCCAGTTAATTGAAAATCTCCTGATGGGGAGCCGGGGGAGCCGGGAACGTATTTTGCCCACGCAACCGTCTGATAATCGGAACTTGTTATTTCTGCGTTCATAAGCCATTTAGTCATTGCGTTTATCCCTCATTGAAGTTGTTTGCATTGGCGTTGTCAGGGGGTATAGGGCCGAATTGGACTGCTTGTTCATTTACCTGTTTTAAAATGTTGGGACGGAAAAGCGCAGATGAATCGTTTTGTCCTATAGAAGATATCGAAGCAAAAGTTGCACCATTACCTTCGTCATAAACAAGTTCTGTAACTAAATGATCCTTATCTACCTGAACTAATGGATTCACAACCCTTACAACATGTCCAGCACGAAGAGGGACGTAAATACGTATTGGATTACTAACATTTAACGCAGTACTATCACTCGTGTCTGCGGCTGTATTCCCCCCATAAACTACCGTAGTGGCTGTGACACTCGAAACATACGCATATCTGGTAATGGTAGTTGAAGTTGCGTTCATTTCACAGATAACATCTCCAACAAGAACCCCGTAAAGTCGTGCGTCGCCAGTTGTGCCGCCATTATTATCATCAAAAGCATCACTTTGGAAAGTAATAGTTCCATTGACACGACTAGTAATGTCCGCAGCGGCGGCAGTTATATATGTGTAGGGGTAACCCGATACTTTAAATTCTCCACGCTGAGTACCGGTTCGTGCATCTCGTGATAGAACGGAAACAACTTGTTTTCTTAACAGTGCGGGATCAGAACTTGTTGAATTTTTAATTATTTTAGTTTTCTTAAAACCAAATGTTTTAGCTAATCTAGTAGTAGTTCCGCTGTTTGTAATAACGGTCTTACCTGTAGTTGATCCCGTCAAAGTTTGGTAGGTTTCAGGCATATGAGCATTAAACGTAAGGGCTTCTGTCTCATCACTGTTGCTAAATGGACTAACTACAATAAAACCGGGGTCGTCTAAACTTTCAAGACCGCTCCCAGCGATATGGGATTGATATTCAATACGTCCAAATCCTCCCGTCGCTGAATTCATAATTTCTGTTTGCCCAAAAGGTTTACCACCCCAATTGTCTGGTTGACCGAACGGATTACGATAAATAACATCACCATCACTATGACTTGCTCCGGATGTTCCGTATTGATGATCTCTACTACCACCCGTATCGGTGACTGTTATAGTCTGGGCATCCGCAGCCCCAGAAGTAGTTCTACCTGCTACTAGCATAATTTCATTACCGACTTGAATATAGTCACCGTTGTTTACAACTTGGTCTGATGTAGTAGCCCCAGCGAATGCATCTCCAGTCGAAAAATCATCAATAGGTATAGTGGGTGTCGTAGCGTTTGTAGCAGTACGTATTTTACCAATTTTTACCAAACCTTCTACAGCGAGTCGTCCATTCGCACTTGTTATATTAAGGCGTTCAAATTTTCTACGTTTAGGAGTTGATGCGCCTCCCGCTACGCCCTTAGCTACATCCCCGGCACCGTCAATTTGGTTACCCCTTTCGGTATATTCTAAGATAACATCTGTAAATAGTTCATTGGATGCGGTATTGAACGAAAAATCATTTTGCATAAGTTTAGTAAACCCATCAGCAGTAAAAGATGAAGCGGCTGGATATTTAATAGTCATTCCGTATGTTTTGGGGGAATCTGGACGAGTTCCACGCTGATAATAATTCCAATGTTGG